TTATAAAGAAAATTTTTAGTAATAATATCATTACCTGAAGTAATAATATTTGATAAATTATAAATAGTATTATTATTATTAAATTTAATTTTATTATTAACATCATCAACTGTAATATTATAAGGTTTATTAGTAGCAGATGTAAAAATTAAACCATTAGTAGTTGTAGTTCTTAAACTCTTTAAAGAAGTAATATCATTAAAAACATTTAAACTATGAAGATTAGCTAAACCAGTAGAAGATAATGTATTAAAATTAGAATTATATTGAACACTTAAACTATTAAAAGAAACAGAACCTTGAACATTCAATGTATTAAAAGTTGATTGACCTTGAACATTAATATCATTAAATGTAGAAGTATTAGTTACAGATAATGAATTTAAATTAGCTAAACCAATAGTAGTTAAAGTTTTTAAATTAGAATTATTATTAACTTTTAAACTATCTAATGTTACTAAACCTGTTGAAGTTAATGTTTTAATTAAAGAATTATTATTTACTTTTATAGAGTCAAAAGTAGCTAATCCGGAAGTATTTAAAGTAGTAAAAGATGCTGAACCTATAACATTAGTAGTAGATAAATTAGTAATACCATTAATAGTTAAATTATTAAGAGTAGTATCATTATTAACTAATAGAGTATTTAAAATAGTATTATTATTAACAGATAAATTATTTAAATTAGAATCATTAATAACTTGTAATGAATCTAATATAGCAAGATTATTAGTTGTTAGAGTATTAGTAGTTAAATTATTAAAATTAGTATTATTAATAACCTGTAATGAATCTAATATTGCAAGATTATTAGTAGTTAATGTATTTAATATTGTATTATTATTAACATTAAGAGAATGTAAAGTTGCTAAATCACTAGTTGATAAAGTTTTAAGATTAGTATTATTATTAATAATGATATTATTAGAAGTGATAGTATCATTAACAAATAAATTTTTTTGACAAGTTAATAAATCATTAATTACAAGAGTAAATAATTGAGTATTACCACTAATAGTTAAATCTTTTAAACCTATTATATTATTATTAACTGTAATATTATTTTTAACTAATAGATCATTAGTAGTTAAATTAGTAGTAGTTAAAGAACCACAAGATAAATTATTTTTACAAATGATATCTTTATCAACAAATAAATCTAATTTAACTTTAATATTATTATTAGTAGTAATATCACCAATAGAGACAATACCTAATGAAGCTTCAATATAACCATAAGTAACAATATTATTTTGAGCAGATATAGAACCTTCATTAGATAAAACAATTAATTCTTCACTACCATTACCTTTTATTAATAAATTACCTGTTATATCTATTGTATTATATATACTTACTCTTCCATTAAATATAACATCATCATTAAAAGTATTAGCTGTTGATGCTACTTTAGTAACTGAATAAACATTAGTAACATCATAAAAATTATTAGTAACATTAATATCAGTAGGTGTAATATAATATTTATACATAATAAAATAACTATAAAAAAATAACATATAATAATTTATTAAAAATTTACAAAATAATAATTTATCACATATATTTTTAATAAAAATAATAAATTTTTAATAAAAATAATAATTTATTATCATTTAAAAAATCAATTTAATAAGATATTTAATTGTTTATAAACATTAGGAGCTTCACAATTAATATATTCCATAGTTTCCATATCAAATAATTCTAATAATAATTCTTTATCTAAATGTTTTTCATTATATAATCTATTTATCAAATCCATATAAACATTTTCATATAAATTTGATAAATATGTTTCAAACCAATCTTTAAATACATCTATTTTTATTGATTTATTTATTGTTGTTAAATATACAACAATTAAATGATATTTATGATCATTTTGATCATTAAGATAATTTAAGAATAGTTCATTAGATTGATAATTTTCTAATTCTTTTAATAATTTATCCATATCAAAATTATTTTTTTTAGATTCAACTTTAGATTTATTATTAGAGACATCTTTAAATTCAATAGTTTTAATAGGATTATTAGAAATACTTCTATAATATTTGATTCTTTCTTTAGCTTTATTATAACTATTTTGATAGAATATTAAATTATTTCTTTTTTTATCATCATTTTTTATTTGATTAAAACCTGCTTCTAACATATCTTCAACAGTTTCATTATCTCTATTTTTTTCATTAATATTTGAACCCCATAAGATTAAATTATCAAAACATGAAGAAGCTAAATAATAAGAAGCATTTTGAATAGGTGTATAAGCATTCCAAATACTTAATATAATAAATTTTCTTGTCTCTAAAAATTTATTTTTATCTTTAATCATATATTCTAATTTATTAAATAATTCAGATAAAGTATCATTATTATCATTTTTAACTAACATATGAACATATATACATATCATATATAATCTTAATTGTTCTACTTCATATTTTTTTACACCAAAATTATATGATTTATTATATTCATATGCTAATGTTCTACATAAATCTAAAGCATCTGTTACATTTTTACATTCATATAATCTTTTTTGTGCTATTCTAATGAATTTTTCTTCTCCAGAACTATTATCTTGATATTTAGATGTTGATTTTTTACCTATTGGTATAGTATATTGATTATCTAAATCTCTTAAAGCAAAATTTTCAGGTAATTTTTCATAATTTTTTTTTCTAGAAACTTCTGTTGTCCATCTAGTATCTTTATCATTATCTAGATTTTTTATAACTTCATTATTTTTAGATCTATTATTTGTAAATGTAACTGTATTAGATTTATCTTCTCTTTTAATATCACTATTATTAGAAATCTCTTTATTTCCCCATGATGAAACTGTATTTGACCATGATTTTTTTGTATCATTCATTAATTCATCTTTATTTAAAAATTCGCCTTTATTATATCTTTCATTATTATTATTTTTATCTTTATTATATCTTTCATTATTATTATTATTATATCTTTCATTATTATATCTTTCATTATTATTATTTCTATCTTTATTATATCTTTCATTATTATTATTTCTATCTTTATTATATCTTTCATTATTATATGAAGATTTATATAATGTTTTAGTATTATTTTGATCTATTTCTATTTTATCATTTTTTTTATTTCTTCCTGATATATTAGTAATCCATTCATCACTATTATCTTCTTTTATATCTTTTTTATTATTTTTATTAATTTCTGATTCATCATCAGAATTATCTAAAATGTTGAATTTATTATTTCTCATCATTCTCAACGATATCAATATATAACTCAAATACTTTTATATAACTATATTTTCACTTATATTATCATATATATATATCTAATTTTTTTTTTTTCAATTTTTTTTTATACTAACGAATGAAATGAGTTAGTATAAAACTAATTGTTATGAGGATAAAAATATAATTTTATTTATAAAATTATATTTTTAGACCAGGATCAATTTTTTTGAAAGGGAGTTTATTGCTTTAGCAATAAACTTACTTTTAAAAAAATTAGGCGCTAGAAAGAAAATCAAAGATTTTTCTATCCAGCTCAATTTTTTTGCCGAAGGCACCTACGGTGAAAGGAAATTTATTGCTAAAACAATTCTTGTTTTTTAAAAGACTAGGTTTAAATTATTTATTAAAGATATCAATGGTAAAAATAAGTTTATTGTTTAAATAATAAGTTTAATCAATATTTAAATAATTTATATGTAATAATTTTTATTTATAATAAATATATAAATTTATATGTTAAAAATATAAAATTAATTTACTTTAATAATAAATATAAAATGGATTATCATATAGAATTAGATTTATATATTAAGAAATTAATATCAACTTTTGATAATAATTTTGTATTAGATATTGAAACTAATAAATATATATTTAATGATGAATATGATTCAGTTAGTGAATCTAGTAATAGTGAATCTAGTGAAAGTGAATATGATTCATATGATGATAATGATAATAATGATAATAATAAATCAAAAAATGAAAGTATAAATAGTAGTACTAAATCATCAGGAAATGCAGATAAAATATCAGGGAATGAATTTAGAGGCACTATAATACAAGATTATATGATATTAGATAAAATAGGTTGTGGAGCATTTTCATCAGTATGGTTAGGATATTCAATAATAAAAGAAGAATTAGTAGCAATAAAAATCTGTCATCCACAAGATCATAAAGATGGATTAAAAGAAATAAAAATATTAGATAATATAAGAGATAAGAATGTAGATATGACATATTTACTAACATATATAGAACATTTTGAAATAGAACCAATAATGTTAAGAGATAATTATTATAGAGAAGATATATTAAATAAACATATTGTAATAATAATGCCATTATTAGGATGTTCAACATATGATTTATTAGATTTAAAAAAATATCAATATGGTTTACCATTAGAAATGTTAAAAAAAATAATGAAACAATTAATATTAGGTTTAATAGAATTAGAGAAAACAGGAGTAATGCATACAGATTTAAAACCAGAAAATATATTAATTAAAGGTATGACTTATAAAAATAAATTTATATTAGATCTAATAAAACATATCAATATTAATCAATTAATTAATGATTTTACAAATAAATATAATATTGCCGCAGACACCTTCGGTGATAAAAATATAGTTTATTCACAAATTACAAAAACATTAGCAAATTATATTGAATTAAAAGATATGTATGAAGATGAATGTATTATGGATGAATATTTAGAAGATATCAAAATTAAAATATGTGATTTTAATTGTTCTATTGAATATAAAAATAGATTAGGTGAGAAAACAATTGAAATACAAACTAGATATTATAGAGCACCAGAAATTATATTAGGTTATGGTTTACATAAAACAACAGATGTTTGGTCATTAGGTTGTTTATTTTATGAATTATTAACTGGTATAATTTTATTTGATCCAGAAAAAGATATAATGACAACAGATCAAACACATTTATATTTAATTCAAGAATTATTTGGATCATTTGATAGAAAAATAATAATGAATTCATATAATAGAGAAGATTTATATGATTCTAGTTATAAATTATTATATTCTAAACCTAAAATAAAAAAAGTTGATTTAAGAGATAGATTAAAAGAAGATTTAGAATTAAAAATATATTCAAATAATCAAATTAAATATATATCTAAATTTATTGAAAATATATTATGTATAGATTGTAATTGTAGAAATAATTATAAAGAGATATTATTACAATTAGATAAATTATATTGATTATAATAATATAATATATATATATTTATTATATATCAATGATATGTATATATAATACCATGATTATATAAACCATCCATATTAGTTGTTAAATATATATTATTATTATTATTATTATTATTATTATTATATATATAATTATTTGGAATATTTGTTATATAATTATTATTATTATTATTATTATTATATAAATTTGTATTATTATTTCTATTATCAACTTCATCAAACATCTTTTTTAATGTTTTTTCTAATAATATATCTAATTTTGTCATTAATATTATAATAATATGTTATTATATTTTGATAACTTCTAATATTGATAAGATATTATATAAATTTTTATTTTCAATTTTTTTTTATACTAACGAATGAAATGAGTTAGTATAAAACTAATTGTTATGAGGATAAAAATATAATTTTATTTATAAAATTATATTTTTAGACCAGGATCAATTTTTTTATCTTACATATCAATTTTTTCAATATGGATCAAGTACAGAAAACATATATAAGTATATTTTTTTATAGTATGAGGATAAATATATAAAAAATGAAAAATAAATAAATTAGTATAAATATGTTATATATATTTATCATTAAATATATATAATTATAATAATGCCAATAACAATATATACAGATGGTTCATGTATAAATAATGGTAAAAAGAATGCATATGGTGCAATTGGAGTTTTTTATGGAGAAAATGATCAAAGAAATTGTGGAATGGCTATAAATGATGGAAAGATAACAAATCAAACAATGGAATTATTAGCATGTTTAGAAGCATTATCAAATATAGAAATAAATGATATAATATATTTATATACAGATTCACAATATGTAGTTAAATCTATGACAGAATGGGCTAAAAAATGGGAAACTAATAATTGGTTAGGTGCTAATAAAAAACCTATTGAAAATCTAGATATTGTTAAATCTCTCTATCAATTAGTAAAAAATAAAAAAGTTATATTTAAACATATCCGTTCTCATCAAAATCCACCAAATAATATTAATTCTATTGAATATAAACATTGGTATGGTAATAAGATGGCAGATGAATTAGCAACAAAAGCAAATAATGAATATATACAATCAGTAAAACAAAAAGAATATGAAATGAAATTAAATTCAGCAAAAGAATTATTAGATCAATGTTCTAATACAAATGAAGAAGATTTATTAGAATTTGTTGATAAAATGGATAATTTAGTTAAGAAAAAAAGAGTTATTAGAAAAAAAAAAATATTAATAGATGAATCTTTATTAGATAAAAATATATGATTATTTAGATAAATAAAATATATTATCTTTGTTAAAATTAATTTTATTTATATTAATTTTATTATTATTAATTATTTCATACTCATTTGTAACTATATTATATGAATTAATAATATTAAATATATTATTAGTAATATTAGCATTAATTAAATATAATTTATTATTAAAATTATCAAAAAATTTATAATTTAATATGATGTTTTTATATGACTCATTATTATTATAAGGAATGATAATATATATTATATCATTATTATAATTTTCAGTTATCATTAAATAATTAAATTCAATATTATTATTATTATTTTTATTTTTAATATTCAACAGCAAATGAAGATGAATTATTAGATTTAGTAGATAAATTTGATAATTTAAATAAAAAAAAGAGAGTTTATAAAAAAAAGAAATTAGTAATTGATGAATCATTAATTGAAAATAATATATGAAATCAATTTAATAATTATTTAATATTTTTTGAATATATTTAATGTGTTATATAATGTTAATAATTTTATTATTTTATATTAACATTAATATATTTTTATTATAATATGTTATTATTTATTATATCATTATAAATAACTTCATTATTATTACAATCTACAAATTAAATTATGGCATCATTTTAAATAGTAAAATTATTATTCATCATTAAATATAAAAAATCATGATATTCATCTAATAATAATTTTTTATTACATAATATTTCAAATGATTTTCTTGTAAATGGTTTTTATTTTGGTTTATATATTTATTTATACACAATTTAGATTTATTTAATAAAATCATAATTTTATGGTTATAATTATTCATTTATTTATTTAGATTATTTCTATTATATTTTTTTATTATTAAATAATAATTATTCATTAGTACAATTTATTCTTATTTTATAATTTTATTAAGACATTTTTATAATAATATATATATATTATATTTATATTATTATAATTAATAATCATATTTAAGTTTATTCATAAATTAATTTATTACCTAATGATGTATCTTTCCATCCTTGAATATTTAATGATCCATCATCTATTTTATCATGACATTTATAACATAAAACAACTAAATTAGATAATTGATTCATTTTAATATGTTGTTTTTGTTCTGCTATACCTATTCTTATATTATTATTTTTAAAATCTTTTTGAAAAACAATATGATGAGTTTCAAGTGGTATTTCATGTTTTTTTGGTTTATAATTACATATACTACAACAATCCATATATAAATCACTATTATAATTAGATTGTTTAGATCTTAATAATGTTTGT